TAACTCGTCCTGCTTTCCAGCAAGAGCGGTGGTCATTGTTGTTGCATAATTTGCATCATCAGCAATTGCTGCTGCAATTTCATTAAGTGTATCTAGAAGTCCTGGGGCTCCATCAACAAGATTATCAATTGCAGTTCCAACATATGACTCTGTTGCATAACCTGAAAGGTCTGCTGACTTAAGATATCCGTATCCATCAATTGTTGTGTCAAGTGATGCTGTTGGAGTATAGCTATTTAATGCTGTATCTGTATAAGTATTTGCATTTGTTTCAGCTGTTGAAGCAGACCCTGCTGGATCATAATTTGATGCTAATCCATCTGCGTAGTCTTCGGCGTTGCTTTGTGCTGTCGATGCTGCTCCGTATGCGTCGTATGCTGATGAAGTTGCGTCTAATGCTCTTTGGTTTGTAAAGTAAAGATTGGAACCGCCTTCTTCAATATCGTCTGTATCTAGATTATTGACTGCGGTTGTAATATCTCCAGTTCTTGCTAGATCTGAAGATCCATTAATTGTGAGGTTTCCTGAACCATCAACTGCAAAATCAGAAGATACGGATTTTACAAGAGTTGCACCACCAACAAGGTTGAGGATATAGGTATCTCCACCAGTTTCTGTAAGGATATTTTGACCATTTATGGTACCTGTTGAGCCTTCAACTACGAGGCCGCTTTTGATTCTAAAGTTTTTTGCTACTGTTGCCATTTATACTCTCCTATCGCCTTAAATCTTTAAGGCGGTTCTGTAATATCTTGCGGTTACAGATCCACTTATTGGTGTTACGTTTAAGCTAATTATACCTGAATTTTCTTCAAAAGTAACATTTGCTAAATTATTTTCTGTGTTAGAAATAATGTTAGATTCAGATATATTTACGTTTGTTCCATCATTCAATATCAGAATGTCTGAAGTTATGTATTCGTTATCTTTTGAAATTTGAAGCTTATATTGAACTGTTCTGTATGCTGTTTTTGAAAACTCATCTACTGCTGTTTTGTTTTCAATTCCATTGACTGTTAAATCATTATTACCAGCCAATCCAAGATGTGTGTTAATTAACGCTACATCTTCATCTTTTGCGTATGTTAAATCTAGATTTATGTTCTGCCAGGTGCTTGTGGAAGAATTATATTGAAGGAAATCGCCATTCTGTGGGTTTGTTATAGAAACATTATGAAGCTCTTCAATTTCAAAACCATTTTGTATTTTGACAAACATTGAGCCTGCGTTTTCTTGCCCACCTCGTATTACAATTCCTAAAAATACTAAATGGTTTGGTGAAGATGGCTTATTTGCTAATCCAAAAATTAAATTTCCAGATGTGCCTAGCCAAACTGGGTCTCCATCATTTGCTCCAACGGTATTTATACCTTGAAGAAGTCCTTCAGATACTATTTCTCCGTCTGCCCCATTTAGTATTTGAGCTCTTGTTATTCCGAAAGTCTTTGAGGAAGATGATTCTGATGCATTTGATGCAAGAGATATTTCCATATGTCCAGAAGCACCAACGGCTCCGCTTACATATACGGCTTTACCTTTTGCAATAGTTGAACCTGTTGCGTTTTTTACAACTTGATAGATTATTTTTGCTTCTGTGCTTGGAGGAGCTTCCTCTAATGCTGCTATTCTATAGTCTAAAGAAGTTGCGTCTGTTGATCCATCAACACCGACTTTTGTTTGTAATGCTTCAATAGCATCGTTTGTATTTGCATGCTGTTGTGCGTGACCAGCTAAACTGTCTGTTCCTGCTGGGTTTGTAAGATTGTCTAATTCTTCTGGGAAGTTAGTTGCCAACTGTTCCACCATCCAATAACGAAAGATTTGATAATTGAGGATCCGTTATGCTATCTTGCGGTCTTCCACCATCAAGTCCAATTATAACAGGAATTTCTTCTTCAGGTGTGTTATCAAGATTAATTTCTTTAAACGTAATCGGATTCTCAACATCAATTGTATGAACATCTCCATCGTAAGTGTGAGTGTGAAGATAGAATGGTCCTGGATCATCATTCTTAGCCAATGTAATCCACGTTGTTCCGTTGTGAATCTTTAAAGCCTTTTCAGTAGTATTAAAAAACACATCGCCAACAGCTCCAGATGGGTCTGTTGCTAATGTAGTTAAACTAAGTAAAGACTTAAATTTTCTTGACATCTTTTATCCAATTACAACTATTCTAAATTCATTGCTTGATGGGGCTGAAGCAAATGAAATTGTAACAACAGAATCTGTATTATGTATAACATCTGCAAAAACTTCTGCTTTTGTAGAATTGTCATAAATAGTAACTGCTACATCTCTTGTTCCAAGTGAATGTGTTACTTGAAATACTGTTGTACTTCCGTCTCCTATTGAAGTAGCAAATTTTCTTACGCCATAAGATTCTGCAACTGTAACATTTCCAGAGCCGTCAAAAGAAAGACCTGCTCCGAGTTTTACAGATATATTTTCACTTGAATCTATATCAATACCATTGCCTGCTGTAAGCGTGTCTTGTTTTTCTGCAATAGCATTTGTTACTGTTGTAAAGTAATTTGCATCATCGTTAATCGCTGCCGCAATTTCATTTAAAGTATCTAATAGTCCTGGGGCACCGTCAATTAAATTATTTATTGCTGTTGATGTGTAAGACTCATATGCTGTTGTAATTGCAGACTCACGAGTGTCTGTATATGCTTTTGCATCTAATTCTGCTTGATCAGCATATGACTCATAGGCGTCTGTAATTGCAAGTTCACGAGCATCTGTATAATCTTTTGCATCTTGTAGTGTATCTGCCAAATCTTGTGGGTTAACAGAAATTTGTACCCAGGATGTTCCATTATCTAAAAATAATGTGCTTGTGTCTGTTGCTGCATATAGAGTTCCAGCTTTTGACGGTGCTGGTCTATTTGCTTCTAAACCAAACTTTGTTGATCCACCAGATATCCATGATGTACCATCATAAAATTTTGTTACATTATCTACTGTGTTGTAGTATATCTGACCAGCTACTGGCGATGACGGGTCAGAAGAAAGGTTTTGCAATCTAGCATTGAGTATTTCATTTTTATTAAGATCAATGCTTACTAAATATTTTCTTGCCATTTTTTATTCTCCTTTTATGACAGATAGGCAGTGCCCGAAAAGGGTTGTGCCATCGTCAGTGTTATTTTATTTAAATTATCATATTCAATTCCAGTCTCAACAACATCTCCAGTGCTATCTTTGATTGTTATATTAGGGTAGAAATTTAAATTATGATTTAGTGCTACAGAATATAAGCCTCCTGTTGGGCCAATTACTTGTGTTAGTTCCCATGACATGTGCTTTGAATAATCTGATGCGGCGTTATTTAATAAATAACTTTCTACACCTGCCCATGTAGTGTTTGAAGGTTTTGGTCCATAAAATCTTGTTGTTGAAGTGTCATAGTAAAAATCTCCTTCAATTCCAAGATTGTTTGCTGGTGCACCAGTTCCATTAAGTATTGTTTTACCCCTACTGCCTTGTGGGCCTGGGGTTGAAACTATTAGTTTATTTTGTGTTTCTGTTACTATTACTTTTTCTATCACTATATAGTCACCGACCTATTCAAAGTCATAAAGCCTTCCAACATCTTGATCTTATTTCCATTTGAATCAATGACCATAATGTCGTAAGAAGATTTTGGATAAAATAGCTTATTTGTTTGAGTAGGGGTGATTGTGATATCTAATGTTCCATTATCTTCATCTATTACAATACCGCCAGATGGTGATGTTAAAGTAAAAGCTAATTTGCTTCCACCTTTTGTATCACGTACTTGCATTTTTGCAATAGCGCCAGTTAGATCGATGGGTGTGACCTCATCATCTTCTGTGTATTGAAGTTGAAACTTAAAAGTAGTATTTTGATCTACTTCCCAATTTTTTTGTACTGCCATTTTCTAAAAATCTCCTAAATAGGAAAACTCCTATGCCAATTTTAGCATAGGAGCTTCCTTAATACAGTCTACTAAATTACTTAGGTGACTTAAACCCAAACTCTTGATTGCTTGGGGAAAGAGCCTTCAAAATTACTGGGGCTACTGCTGCAATTCCGCCCATCAAAAGGTCCTTTGGATTTGTATTGCCAGTCATATACAAAGCAATTGCTGCGGAAAGAAATGCACGAGCATATGTTCCAAGAGCTGCTAGGATTTGTTCTGTCATTGATATTACTCCATCGTTATTTAGATCTTTTTTCATTAGATCCTCCTATTTCTGAGCTAGGTGCCCAGGAATTTTGGGCATTAACCCAATACTATACATTATACTACTAAGCTGAGATATCTACAATCTCGCAATTTCCATCTGAGGTACAAGCTAGGGTTTGCATACCTGTTGTGCCATCTTCTGTTTCATAGAAAGATAAATCTTCCCACCTAATGCTCTTTGGCATTCTGTTTACTAAATCTTGATATTCTTCTTTAGTAACTTCTTGGTATGGCGCCTGCTTATATGAATGATCTGAATGAGGCAGGAATGAAATTCCAGAAACTTCATCGAAATGCTTATATACCCAAGCTCCTACTTCCATCCACTCATCTTCTTTTACAGATACTGTAATAGAAGGCTTATGCTCACACCAAGCACGTTGATAAACTAGCCAAATATTTAGGTGTTCGATTGCTGTTAAATCATTTCTAACAATTGCACCTTCTGGTGCCTTTACTGGAAACGAAAAAACATATGTATCATTTGGTTTCATTACATCATCTTCAACTGGAATACCGACTTCCTTTAAAAATGTAGAAATTGGATCTCCCTTTGATCCACGAACCGTACGAATATAGTATGGTGAATGCCATGCATGCATTCCTGAAGAAACACCTACTAATTGAGAAACTGTTCCAGATGGTTTTACACATGTGATGGCTGCAGACTCAGGAATCCCAATTTTACCAGCCTCGTCTTTATTTTTTGCTCTTGCTGTTTCTCTAAGTGTCATTAAGAATGCTTCTAGTCCTATAATATCTTCTTTACCTGACATAAACCTATGGCCAAATTGTCCAGTTAAAGATACGCCAAGCAAACGCTCTTCTTCTGTATTGTCTTTCCAAATTTTACGTAAGTATTTAAAATCTGTAAGAGTAGATTGCCAAGTTCCAAGAATAGTTGCAAGTTCTACTTTACGCTGAATATCTTTCTTTGTATCATTTTCACGTAATACGACTTCTGAAAGGTTACAAAACTGATAAGGACGTAGAATAATTTCTGAACACGGGTTAGTTCCGTAGTGTATATCTGGATCTCTTCTTCCATATTTGGCTGCTTGGGCTTGAGCTGCGGCCACATTGTATATACCTCGTTCTCCTGATTTTGAATCATAAAGATTTTTCCATTCCGATATAAATTGTGCCATTTCTGGTTTGCGAGAATACGCAACAGAATTATTTGAAAGTGCACGTTGAGAATTATTCTCCCACCAATTACCAGCTTTTGCTTGTGCCATTTCAATATCATTAATATTTGATAAAGAAATCATAGCAGAGCGTCTTACTCCACCAACTACAACAATTTCACCAATCTTGCACATAATATCATGAGCTTCAATTGGTTTTAATTGACGACCTGCTGCATTTTTAAATTTTGCAATTGTAAAATCAAAAAGATTTACAAGTGGCTGTGGACCTGATGATCTTCCACCCATAGTTTTAAGTCTTGCACCTGATGGTCTTACTTTTGAAACATCGATTGCTGGAATGTGTCCTGTCCAAAGAAGTGCGAGTAGCTCACGGTATGCTTTAGCCCAACCTTGTTTAGAATCTTCTACAACAATAACTGTATCTGATTTCTCAAGAGATTCTGGGACGGAAGGCAACTTATTAACATACTTGTATTCAACAGAGAAACCTACACCAGTACCGCACATTAGTATGTACATTGTTTCATCAAATGATCTTGGGTTATCTACTGGAACAAAAGAACAATTATAACCAGCTACATGATCTCTCTCTAGTGCTGCTCCAGCAGTCATTAGAGATCTCATTGATGGCATAACATTTCTATCAAGAACAGCTTGCTTAAGTTCTTCAACTATTTTTGATGATGGTTCATAAGAGTATTCTTTAAATAGATGATCTAATATAAAAACAAAATATCTGTCTACAGTCTCTTTCCAGGTTTCACGTCGATTTTCTTCTGGTATCCACCTTGCATAACGTGACAATGCAATAAAATTCTCATATGGGTTTTCAATTTTAGATGACATATAGACCTTTTTCTCCGCCCTGCGGTTAATTATTTTTAAGTGAGAGTATAGTGTATCAAACTTTTTTTATAGAGGGAAGGACTTAGAAAAACTTTTTAAAAATATGTCCAAAAGATTTCTTAGTCAACTGATCCCAGTTATATTCTATGTGTATATCTTTTGATTGAGCAAAATAGTAACCAGAGTATGCTTTAAAATTTAAAGATACATCTCTCATAAGTTCAAGTAAATGTTTATAGTCTGGTTCAAAAACTTTTCCTTCATGTGGAAATGGCCATGGAGAATCTATAAGTTCTGATTTTAATTTTAGTGGGCCTAGATATTTTTCATAATGTGCCCAACCATCTGTGCATATAGTTGGCATTCCAGTTGCTAAAGCTTGGAGTGGTATAAAACCAAATCCTTCTCCATAACTTGGATATATTAAAACATCGTGATCATGATACAACTTGACAAGTTCATCTTCGTTTAGTACACTATTATTTATATATATATTATTATATAGTTCATTTGGTAAACCTATTATATTTTTATCTATATAATTATTATATATTCTAGTAGTATTACTACCATATGATTTAATAGTTAAAGAATAAAACGGATTGTTTCCAAATAGAGAAGTAAAAGCATCCACTACCATTTGCCCAGCTTTTCTTGGTGCTGGTTCTCCAATATGTAAAAATTTTAGAGGTCTTCCATGAGTAAGATTTCTTCTAACTGGTTTCCATATAGGATCTATTCCATGTGGATAGACTTTTACATCTTTTAATCCGTTAGATTCAAATACTTCTTTACACCAATTTGAAGTAGTCCATATCTCATCACATAAATTTAAATTTTCAAACCAATCTTCTGGTATTTTTGTAGATTCCCATGGAGTGTAACTAATTTGATATTGATTTTTATGTAGCTTAAAATGAGTAGGTTGAGAAAAATTTAGTTGTACTGGAGAAGAACCTTTTTGAAATGGAGTTTTATATCCTAAATTATTTAATGATTCTATAATTTTTAAACCCGCATGACCGTATCCGTTAGACATTTTAAGGTTAACTATAGGTGTAGAAAACGATATTTCCATAACTTCTTTCTAGTCAACTGGCTTGACACTTGTTATATGCCAATGCTATGATTATAGTTCGTTATCTCTAAAGGAGGAAATGCCAATGGAGAATATAAAACAAAAGCTTAGCGATTTTGTTCATAATACGACAGTGATAGTAATGATAACATTATTCCTATTCACAAACAATACTATGATCCCCGCACAAGCTTTAACAGTAAAACCAAAGACAGAAGTACAACTTAAAGAAGAAACCTTAGAGAAGTACAGCAATACTGTTTACAAGCCTTCTGAGATGCTTACGGATGAAGAATTAAAAGAACTTTTAATTGCCGTAGGTTTTGAAGGAAAAGCACTTCAAACTGCTTGGGCTATTGCCAAAAGGGAATCCAATGGACGACCAATGGCTTATAACGGTGACAGGAATACTGGAGACAGTTCCTATGGAATTTTTCAGATTAATATGCTGGGTGACCTTGGTGTAGATCGTAAAGAAAAATTTAATTTAAAGTCAAATATATTACTATTTGACCCAGTAATAAATGCAGAGATAACGTACCACATGTCACAAGGCGGACAAAATTGGACAGCGTGGAAAGGCTTAAATGCCGCAGCACAGAAATGGCTACCGCTATTTCCTAAATCATAAATAGGAGAGTTACTTGAAACAGATACAATATGTATCTAAATATATAGCTCTTGCAGAAGAGGGTCTTTTTCCAAAGGTTGAATGTCCGATGGATCAAGGCTCTCTTCTTTGCAATCAAGACCTTGATGATGAAATATTTTTATACTGTTTATCTTGCGAATATAAAAAAACCATAGGTATTGATTTTTATGAAAAAATGGTTGCTATGGTAAACGCTAATGGCTAATTATGTAAATGGCATAGAATACCCAGAAGATTATATATTTAAAGTTCCTGGCGGAATTAATACCGATCCTTCTGTTTTTGGATATGCAGAATTTACACAAGTCTTAGATTATAAATTTTATGAATTAGAAAACGGAATAAGATTCCTTTCAGATAAATCAGTAGAAAGAGCAGAAAGTCTCCGTGTAACAAACGGAACAAAAAGAAAGCCTTTTTATTTTTTGCACATAAGAAAAAATTCTGGAATATCTCTTCAAAGAGAGATGAGAAAATTCTTTATAGGAGATCAAACCTTTATAAATCCAATTATTTATGTTAATGATAAAGATATGCTTGACTCAAAGTTTATATCTGGACATTTTGGAAATTATCCTATAAACCTATTTAGTAAAAATAATATTGAATTAAATACAGTAACAATTTTTAGAAACCCAGTAGATCGTGTAATTAGCCAATTTGCTTATGAAATTTATTTTAAAAATTGGTCAACTGGAAAAGATCATATAGCATCTATTGATGAATTTGAAAAATATCTTTACGATGATCTTAGAATGCCTTTAATATCTAATTTACAAGCAAAAAGCATAACATCGACTCTTGATATAGATAATCTAAATAGATGGACAAATAGATTTATGTCGAATAAAATTGACATAGCCACAATAATGAACCAAATTGGTATTTCTCTTTTTATGCAAGCAGAGCATCAACCTAAAGATTGGAAAAATAGCCTTGATAAAATAACTTTATTTGGTACTATGGACAACCGTGAAAACTTTTTAAAATCATTAACAACTCTTTTAGAAAAAGAAGGTTACTCTGGAAATTTTAGTAATGTGTTTTTAAACAAAGGCGATAGTAACGTAGAAGTTATAAAAAGGGGCTTGACTCTTGAACACAAAAATAGGATAATGGAATTAAATCAGTATGACATAGAAATTTATGAACATGCTTTATCTTTAGGAATATAGGCGGAATGAACGATCAAGAAAAACAACAAAATTTAGAGGATAACCTTGAAATGGTTAACTACATAATGCTACATAGAATATATGACGTTCTTACACTAATAGCCAATAAGATAGTTGGTCCAGAAGATGTTTCAAAAATGGTTTCTTATCATGACCAAGGTTTTCTGCTAGGTCCGACTCCATCTTATACACCACAGGCTGAAGATGAATCTTAATCAAGTAATACCACCTTACTTTTATAAAAGAAGATTATTTCCTTTTCTTCCAAAGCCAGTTAGAAAACAAGATTTAAAAACTAGGAATATTGAAAATAAAATTCCTAAGATTATGCCAAAAACAATAAACATGTTTATCTCTCAAAAAAATAGAGCAGAGCTTTATAAAAAAATGATGTTGAAATATGGAAAATGTAGATCTATATTTGTTTCTAATGAACTTTTTATAACTGCATTTTCTCCCGAAATGGTGTATCAAATTACAGTTGAACAAAAAGAAAAATTTCTTAAGGGTAATGGCTGGAACAGAATAAGAAAATTTGCTGGGGAAGGACTTTTAACTAGCGAAGAGCCAACCCATAGCCAACATAGAAAAATAATGCAACCCAGCTTTACTCATAAAAAAATTCAAGGCTATTTCGATATAATGACAGACAAAACATCAAAAAGAATTGATGAGTGGATAAGCACTCCAAATAAAAAAGTAGACGTGCATTCAGAAATGGTATCCCTAACTTTAGAAATAGTTGCAGAATCCCTATTTGGAATTAATTTAAAATCGGATACGGAAATTATTAGAAAAAATATGAATGTTGCAATAAATGCTGCAGAAAGAACCGTTGCCCCAGCATTGCACAGATATGATTTTTCCAACCTACCTATATTTAAAAATTTCAGAGAAGCTTCTATAGAATTACATAAATTTTCTTTAAAATTAATTGAAGAAAGAATGAATAACCCTGTTGATGGGGATGACTTACTAAATGTATTAATTAAGTCTAAAAATGACAAAGACTCACCTATGTCTTTTCAAGAAATTTCCGACGAAGTTTTAACCATCATCCTAGCTGGATTTGAAACAACTGCCAATGCTTTAACATTTGCAATAGCCTATATAAATGACAATCCTATTTGGTATACGCTTCTTTCTCAGGAGGCCAAAGAAATAATGAACAGCTATGGGAAAGATAATTTTATGGAGATAGTTTCTAATGCACCAGTTTGCACTTCTATAATTAAAGAGACATTAAGAATATCCCCACCACTCTGGGTAATGCCTAGACTTGCGCTAAAAGATTGCGTAATAGATGGCAATTTTATACCTAGCGGTGCATCTGTAATTATGAGCACCTATCCTATACACCATGATCCAGATATATATGAACGACCTGATTTATTTTTACCACATAGATGGAATAATGATTTTGAAAAAACATTACCTAGGGGAGCTTATATACCTTTTGGTGTAGGTACAAGAAAATGTATAGGTGATCAGTTTGCTATGTTAGAAATGAAAGTTATTCTACTAATGATTGCAAATAAAATAAATTTAAAAACAACAAGGAAGGCTCCAAAAGGTGCAGCAAAAGCATCTTACAGAACATCAAGACCAGTAAGGGCTAAGATTAAACCTATTGACTTATAATTAAAACAAAATTACAATAATATTGTACAGGTAGTAGCATCCCATATGTTCCCTGTACATTGCACCACTAGGTGCCAGAGCCCAATCGGATCCGCCTCTGATTGGGTTTTCTGTTATAATTATATTACTATGTCACCAAGATATT